TGAAAACGAAGCTAAACAGTCTGAAGAATGGAAGAAGCTCTACCAAGAAACCAAAGAAGAATTGAAAGAACGTGATGAAAAGATAGATGCACTTTATGCACAAATTCACAGTCAGCGTGACAACGAAGCTGCCATGGCTAAACACATCACGGAGATTGAAGTTGAGAATAGTAAATGTAAGATGTTGATGTGTGAGGTGCCTTCATGCCCTAAACGTCAACCACAAACTGGATATTAAATTATGAAAATCAGTAC